GGAAGTTCTTTTAGCGAACTCACAGACTGGACGATTTAGTGCGGGTATAGACTTACTAGGGTTACAAGGAACACCAAGTTCCGACATAACCTTAAGATACTCGAGATAAATATCGTGATCAAAGATCACAATATCATCTCCAAGTACTTCGTAATTCATATACCATGTTGTTTGAGTTCCACGTACACGATTTACAGAAAACTGTACAATCATGTGATGTGTTAGTGCCAACATAGCCCAGGAACTTAACGCTCCCATTGGCTGTCCTGTTGCATAGGTTAATCCCTTACCTTTCGGTAACCCATAACTAGAAACTTTATCAGTTTCGGGAATAAAGTACTCTCGTGAAACCAATAGTTTCTGCCAAGCAGATCCAAACCCTTCTACTCCAGTAAAGATATCTAAGATATCCGCCTGAATAGAAATCGGTAAACGATCTGTCGCAGAACTAAGGTCCACTGAGAATGCTTTACCAGATGCGGTCGCTTTCTCTTGAGCTCTTCTAAAAGAAGACTCTTGATCAAACGTACCATCATTTGGCAGTGATCTAAGCAATTTGAAGAGACTTGAATGCAACGGTTGTAAAACCGATTGCGTCCAAATATCGACAATTGCAAAGATACGTAATTTCCCTGCCGCTTCTTCTTTAAATGCAAATTGCCCTCCTCTAAGAGGAGTCTGGAGAGCTTGAGGATTGACAAATCCTTGAACCCCACCAGTTGGTAATTTACATGTTCCCATTCCATCTACTTTTGATGATGTCGCAAAGGATCCCTTTACAGGGATTCTTGCACCATTATCGAGGAGATTTCCGAGAAGTGTAATACTTCGATCGAATTTCGCCCACAAAGCAGATGACTTGGAAACTTTACAGAACTCTTTGAAGATGAGGTAATCCTCTTCGGATTGCGCCCACCAACAAAGATCTGTAAAATAAGAGTAAGAAGCATTATAGTTATTAGGTCCGGAAGCCTGCGAATTAACGATGTAACTTGCAGATGTTTTCACTTTACTCGGAGTAAAACCCGGGAAAAGTTTCCACATATACGTGAAGTTAAACCATTTAAACTGTCGAATGATATCATCTGTCCCAGAATATGGGTCAGTAATGGTATTCATTTTAGGCTTAAGTGGCCCTTCCAGTATCCGGAAAACATTAAACAATGTTAACCAGTACCTTATCAGCCCTGTATGACCCTCTCGAATAAGTATTCGATCTCCTTTCGATATTATCGAAGGAAGACCGTTTATTAAACGAGGTAGGGGCAAATCAGGATTAGCTTCTCGTAAGCTTCTATAAGGACTACCAGCGATGAATCGCTGGAGTGCGACCGAGTTCCCTTTCAACCATTGTATGGTGAAAGTTGCTCCATGATTTTGATATAATCTAAATACATGTTGCATAAAGTTATTGGTTATTTTCACACGTGAAGAGACTCTCACTTTCTGAAGTGAAAGCACGGCTAATCGCCATGCTTCTTTCATAATAGTGCTTAGTAATAATTTCTTATCACTAAGGGCAAACATACTAGCACCAATCCCAGCTACTTTAGATCTCAACGTTGATTTGTTAAGATGGAATATACTATTTCGTCTTTTCATTTCGATTTTGATAATAAAGTAGATAGGTTGGATACCAATACTCCGCTGTTCCCTTTCGGGGACGGCAGTTTGTAGAGGTGCCACCTTCTTTGTAGAGGTCGGAATAAGATCCTTCCAACTAACCAAAGTACCTTTGTACGTAGGTTAACGGATGAAGTGGTCCCGTTTCCAGGTATCAACAGGAAGTTGACAAGGTTTCCG